CTCTGATATTATATAAAATTAAATAGGAAGTGTAAAGGTTTTTCATAAAAAACCCCTCCGAAGAGGGGTTTCCATAACTAATTGCTAGTTATTATGCAGAAGCAGCTACCAATACTTTAAGTAACTTCTCTTCTTCCAGGATAATACCTGCGTAGAAGAAGTTGTATGAGAAGAAACCGTTAGTACCGTATGGGTTAGCGTTTTCTACTGCTTCAGGTGACTTAGCGTTAAACTTGATCTTATCCTGACCCTTCAAACCAACAGTAGCAAATGCGCCTTGAGTTGGGAAGAGGATTGGGAATACGTCAAAGTTTCCGCCAGTAACAGACAATGGACCAGTGTAACCAGTAGCGTCTGCACCTTCACCAGCGTAAACTACAGCTGACTCAGACTCAATGAAACGAACTTCGTGCATAGCACCTACTTCGCCTTCAGCCAGAGTAGCAGCAGAGCCGTACTTGTGAGCAGGGATGTAAACGAACTCAGTCATACCGTTGTCAGCAACAGAACCACGAGTCAGAGTTTCAAGGTCACCTTTAACGTTTGCACCGATAACAGCGTAGTATGCCTTAGCAACTGTCTGAGTATCGATCTTGTTAGAACCAGTAACCATCTGAGTGTTTTTCTGAGCACGGTTGCGGACTAGCTTACGTACAGCCTTACGGATAAGGTCGTAAGAAACAGCAGAGTCTTGGTCGATTTCATTCATTGCAGTAGCATCACCAGCGTACATAACTGTACCAGTACCCAACATGTCGATCTGAATCAGATCTTCCATGCGTGAGTTTGCTAGCTCACCTAGTTCTTCACGGTAACGAACCTGGATAGCATCTTCAGAGAAAAGTTCAACTTCATCAGAGTAGTCGATCATTTCACCGTAGCGAGCCAGAGAAGTTTCCATAGTAACTTTCTGCAATGAACGCTTGTTTACAGCGCCAGCGCCTTCAGTAAGAGTTGCATTGCTCAGAGCAGTGTTTACATCTGCAACTGAACGCGCAGAAAGGAAACCTTTTGCAGCAAACTCAGCATCGTTAATAGAACGATCGTACATGTGCAAGAACTTAGAGATCTTGAACGTCTTACCCATTTTCTTAGGCATAGATTTACGATCAGCAAATTGACCATAGATGTTTACGCGGTTAGCCGCTTTAACACCTGCACGGTCGTAGTAGTGAACAATAGTATTAGCGCCAGCAGTGCTGTTTGCGCCGTTACCATATACATTAGTAGCCATTTTTAATAGTCCTCTATAGCTTTAAGGGGGTTATTACCCCCAATGATGATTTAGTTACATCTCGTTTTGTAATCGTTGATACCATTCATCAAAAGCTTCATCAGAATCGTCCAAATAATCAATTACATCACGAGCTGGTGTAGCAACCTTTGTAGGTGCTGCAGCCTTTCGCTTTGCAGAGGCTTGCTTAGTAGCGCTTCGCTTTTCAGACCTGGCTTTAATTTCCGCTAATCTAGCTTTTTCAGCTTCTTTAGCTTCTTTAGCAGCCTGTCTTTCTGCTAGTCGCTCTTCGTAAGCTTCTTGCTCAGCCACTTGGTTAAAGTGCTGTTGAGCAGCTTCTTTATAATAGTCTAAGTCAGACTTTCTACCACCATCAAAGACTTTTAGCTTCTCAGCTAGTGGTTGTAACTTACTGTACATACCACTTTTAACATCTGTGTGTAGCAGTTTTATCATTTCTGGGTTCTCTGCTATGGTTGCCCATGACCGATCATCCCATTCCTTAGACAAAATATTATGAGTCGTTGCATACTCTACGTCTTGGCTTATATCATCGACAATGTCTTTGATAGCCAAGGCACCATCGTCTCGACCATAATCCTTAGCCACATAAGGTTTATTTTCATCCGAATCTAATTCGAGGGTGTCAACACCTGTTCGTTTCAATACTTCAGTAATAGCACCTTTGTCGCCCTTCAGTACATCAATCATAAGACTTACGTCATCATGAGTTAATTTAGCGCTTTCAATTGCATCAATAGTTTTACGCCAAGGTTTGATGGTTTGCATCTTTTTGGTGTAATCCATTGCTTGACCAAAAATCTTTGGAAATTGGTCTACAATTTCTTCACTACTAAACTCGTATTCTTTTCCGTTCGCACGAAACTTATACGACTGTACTGGTTGCTCTTCCTCTTCGTCATCTTCAGTATCATCGGAACTAGGTTCTTCTTCCTCGGACTCCCCGTCGGGATCATCCTCAGTTGTTTCTTCCTCGTCTTCGTCAGCTACTTCATCTGTCTCGGATTCGTCGCTAGCATCATGGCCTGAGTCTTCAAGATTATCATCATCTTCAAGTTGTTCTGGACCATTTTCATTCTCTACTTCTTCATCTTCTTCTACATCTTCCCCAACTTCTTCGGTAGAAGAGTCTGATTCAGCAAATTCTTCAGGTACCTGATCTTCTTCTAGATCAGTTTCTGGGGAGTCTTCTGAAGCTTGAGCTTCTTTAAAAGCTTTAGTAAGCTCTTCATCAGACATGTCCCATAAATCTTCTTCACGCATGGCCTATATCCTCCTACTTATTCTTCGTCTTCTGAAGGAATAGTGCCTAAATTTTCAATTGTTACAAAAAAATCCTCTAAACTAGAGATGGCAATTAGGTCTTCCATTACTGCTGTACGATGACCATTTGCAACAATTGCATCTTGGGCTAATAGACTAACGCCGTTTACGGCTTTATCTTTAAAATAACCTTCCAAAATAACTCGTTGGAAATCTTTATTTTCTTTTAGTCTTTCTAGGGAAGCCCACATGTCTGCCCAATAACTGTTTTCTACTTCAAGAATTTGTTGATCAGTAAGGTTGTTCATTATGAATCCTTTTTGTTTGTTTAAGTTTTGTTAGTAATTACAATGCCATAAGGGTAATTGTCAATACCTCCCAATTATATACTACTTAAACTATTGATTACAACTATTTTTTCTTTTTACTTTTACTTTTTTCTTAACACGACGTTTTTTTACTACGCCAGCATAGTAATGGTTATTGGTTTGGTTTTCACCATTACCATAAACCATTTGTTCAGCAAGTCCTTGTTCCACTTAATAACCTTTACCACCAGTAGGTGCAGCTGCTTTTGCTTTTGCTTTTTCTTTAGCTAGGCACTTACCGGCTTGCAAGCACTTCTTATAGCTTTTACATTGTTTACATGGTTTCATTTATTTAACTCCTAGTTACTTTTGCTATTTTAGTATTACTTACAAATTGCTTTTTACCGCCTTTAGATTCAGCTTTTTTCTTTCTAGCAGTAGCAGCTCTTTCGGCCTTAGTAAGACTTTCAGCCTTTTTTCGTGGTAAACACCTGTCAGGGTTACGCTTGTTTTTGGACGTACCGCATTTTCCTGCAATATTACCATTAGAGTTAATACGAACCCAATCTTCTGCCAACCACTCTGCTAAGCTCATGTTTTTTTCTTCCTTTTACTTTTCTTAGCGTAGTTAGGGTCTTTACAATATTTAGATGCTGCAAGATTAGCGTAGGCGCTTGGATACTTATCAAATGTTCTTTTAGCCCACGCAATACCTTCAGCACAAATTTTATTACTTTTTGGTTTTTTAGCTATTGTTTCTGCTAAACCCTTAGCCACTATTCTTTCCCCACTTTTTAGCGTTTTTAGCAAACTGAGCTTGTTTACGAACAGAAGCTAGCCTAGATGCCAATCCTTCTTCGATTGCTGCATTTGTAACTCCATCATGACCATGACGTTTAGCCCAGGCAGTAAACTTGCCACGATTTTCTTTTTTAATTTCAATCTTAGGTTTAGACATTTTATTTTTTCTTTAACTCAGTTATAGATATAACGCAACCTTTAGGGTACTTAGTTATTTGTCCAATATCTGGCGCTGTGTCACATACTTTATAGTATCGGTCATTTTCTTCAATAAGAAACCCAATAGTTTTAAAGGTACACATTTCATGCTCTTCAGAATCATTCCAAACCATGTACGTAGTGATATCTTCCCACTCTATAATAACTGGTTTAGGGATCATACATTTCCTTTTATTGCTGCCGTTAAAACAATTAAAGTACCCATTGTTGCTATACCTAGTAACACTACGCCACCAGCAATAGCATATTCTTTTAGTTTTTCTCTCCGATCAATCTCAGCGTAAAGAGCATCTTGTCGCATTTTACGAATTTTCTTTTCAGTCTCAACAAACTCACGCAGTCCACGTTCGCCCTGAGTCGCACCTAGAAACTGCATAAGCTCTGATCGCTGTTCCCTTGCTGTAACCTTGGCTGTGTAAATCTCCATTGCTTCTTGTTCTATGCTCTTGCCATTCTTGGGTAGAACAGAACGGAATAGGCTTCGTTTGCGATTCTTGTGTAGTTCGTCTGCTTTGTCCAGATCTGCTATCGCACCCGCCCACTGACTCAGTTGACTCATGCAATCTTGCAATTCTCTCCCGCTCTCGACTAACTGCTTCAAGCCTTTGAATGCTGTAGTGGCTATGCCAATGATGCTCACCGGGTCCATAAATCATACCCCTTGTGTCACCACTTGACCTTATCGGCCCAATAAGCCGCTGACATTTTACCTTTAGCAATGTTTTTAGCGTGACGCGCTTTAAATGATCTGCGTCTAGCGGCGTAAGCTTTAGATTCACCTTTCTTTTTAGGAGAGCCTTTTACACCTTGCTGGCCAAATCGAATAGTTTTCTTTTTACCGTTTTCACAAGCTAAAACTACATGAGACTTAGTTTTATGATTAGGAGTCCGTTTAGGTTTATTACAAGCTAACTTTTCGGCCAATCCACCCATTTTACATACCACCTACGCTTTGTGCTGCAAGTCCTTGCTCAGGAGCTTGTTGTGCTGCTATTTGCTGTTCCACCATAGCAATAGCTTCCATAACTATTTCTGGTGGTACTCCCATCTTAACAATTTCTTCAGGGTCCATACCTTCCATAAGCAATTGAATGATTTTTTCCATAATAGCTATTTCCTGGGTTTGCTCTTCTGGCATAGTAGGTTGAGCCATTTGTTGTGCTAAACCTTCCATTATAAACCCCTTTTCTTAAGCTCTTCTTCAATAAGCCTGTTAATGTTTTCTTCAGATTGATCACGCATACTAGCTGCTCTGTCAATAGCAGTTTTATAAGCATCATCTTCCATCTGTCTTTTCATTTCTTGGCCCATGTTTTCATAACGTCTTAATTCGTCTTTGCTTTGATTAGTCAAATAGTCAAAATTATCCATACGATTTTTTGTATTAGACCACCAATCGGATACACCCTCTGCAGCACTATTTAAAGCATTACCAATTTGGTCAACTAAGCTTGGTGCATTATTATTAGGAGTCCAGTTTCTAGCTGCTGTAGCATAGTCACTTTGAGAAATAGGCCTACCTAAATCTCTAGCCATTTCATCAGCCTGTAGCTGAATTTCATACTCGCGTTGAGTTGGAGCAAACTCAGAAACTAGCTTATTAACACGTGTCTTTTCTGCCTCTGCTAGTAAGCGTTCTGCTTCTTCACGAACACGCATACCTTCTTGCATTTCGTTCCACTTCTGTGCACTTTCTGCATTAGCTTTATTTTGTTTTGCTTTTTCAATATAACTCATTACATAACCCCAATATTTTTGTCACCAGCATTACGCTGTAGAATCATTTGTTCTAAATTGGCCTGACGCTTTGCTTCTTCCTGTTGCATACGCTGAGCATGTTTAAGATCTTCCATTTCCACTTTTTCAAGATGTGCAAAGCCTTCATCTTCTTTTATAAATCTTAAATCAGTCATATCAGCTTCACTAGTTAGCTTACGAGCCTTAGCTGCTTCAACGGCTGCTTTGTTTCGTTTAAGTTCAGCGTCAATAGTATTTTCGTTTGCGCGAGCTAGTTTATCTGAAATATCGGCTTCAAGTTTTTTATTTTCTAACATAAGCCGTTGCATTTCAAGTTGTTTAAGTTGTTCTTGTACTGGATTTGGCGGTGGTTGGTAATCACGAATACGCTTAGCTTGTTCAGGCATGCGCATTAATTCCATAATATCCGCCATAAGCTGGCGACGAATAGCAGGGTCTTCATTAGGACCTAAAGTCTGTAGTAAAAAAGAAAGCTCCTGAGATTTAGCTGCATTATCTTCAGCAGTAGATATACTAATATCAATATCGATTCGACCTTCTAGATCATCACGACGAACAGGCACAAACTCTTCATTTGTAACTCGAATAATTTCTTCATCTTCCAAAAATTCAGAATTATATGCCATCCACTTACGCATTAAAGGCTTCACCAAATTTTCCGCAATATTACGGACAATATTCATACGACGAGTAGCTGTAGCGTCTAACGCGCCTCTAGCACCAGTTGCAGTAGCACCCAAAGACCCAGCATTAATCCCGCCACTAAAAGACTTAGTGCCAGTAATTGACTCAATTTCATTGTTCATTAACCCAATCATGTCAAAAGCAGAGCCAGGAATAGCATTGTAGCTACCTTGCCAGAAATCGTTAGGAGTACCATTAAATTCAAAATTCTGGCCGGCTACAAATTTCTTTCTATTAATTGGATCTAAAGCACCTTTACGTACTGCTACTTGTCCATTATTGGACTGCGCCATATTATCAATAATACCGCGAATAATAGCTGTCTTAACTTTTTGGTTATCTCCAATTAGCTCAGCATTTGCTTCGCCATGAATTTTAAATGGAATGCTGTTAAACGGTACAACAATAAATGGAGGCTTGCCGTCAGGGTATGGATTTGATTGTAAACGAATAATTGTATCTTTAATCCAAGCACACACAATAGGCTCAGCAATACCGTCTTCATTTACGTCATAGTTACCCCAATACTCATACACAACAAGTTTTTTACGGGGCTCATCGTTAAATTTAAAAAATGTGTGGTCTGACGGAGTATTCGTATAATCATAGTCATCGCTAAAAGACGTAGAAACTTTGTCTAAGTTTTTATATCGTCCGTCTTTTTTAAGCGTAGACATATCTGTTTCGTAACGATAGATTACAAACTGAGCGTTATCTAGGTTATCTTGGCAAGTGGGGTCAATATAAATATCATGGTTACGGCAGACTTTTGCTGTAGGCTGATTCTTTTTAACAATAGTTTCTGTAACTTCTTGTTCAACAACTACTTCAATACCCGTTTCAGGGTCCATAACTACCATTTCAGACATAGTAGTTACTTCTTCATCTTCGTAATCCCAACCAGTTTGTATAACTAGGGTGCCTTCTTGGTCCAATACTTTTACAGCTTTAGACATAAAGTTGTATCGATCAAACTTACGACAAAACTGTGTATTTAGTAGTAATTCATTTTGACGCGCAGCATCAGCATCTTCAAAAGTAATAGGAGTACATTTAATTACATCACTGGTGCTAACAAACGGATCTACAATAGTGGCATGTTGCCATTCAGATTGTTTTTTGATGTCCCTAGATACAATAGCAGACTTACCCTTTTCTTCGTTTCCGTAGGGTTCTCCATTATATTCTGCTCGCCATTTATGAATAACAGTATCTTGTTCTCTTTTGAGAATTTCCGCTGCTTTTAAATCGGCTTTCAGAGCGCTGAGCAATTCTGCTTTTTTAACTTTCATATGTTCCTTCAATATTACATATCAAGCGTTATAAGTATAACACTTAGGTCAGTTTTTAAGCAACCAGTAAACTAGGGAAACTCCACCTGTAAGTATAGCACCCCATATTAAATCTATTTTACCTATTACATAAGTAGTTTTTGTATTAGAATGTTCTAGTATTCGAACACGATCTTCAATGTTATCTAGTTCTACCTCTCTTTTTTCAGCGATTTTATATAAAGCACTAATATCTTTTTTCATTCCCATAAGTTCAACACGAATATCAGCTAGTTTTGATACTGAATTTGCTAAAGAAACCATAGAATCAGACATGACTTCCATTTTAGCCTCCAGCTTTACAACTGCATCTCTAATTTGCTTTGATTCGTCCACAGGAACTCCAATTTAGTTATTATTGAGTATAGGTTTAACTATTATAGCACAATTAATTTTAATTGTTTAGTAATTAATTTCTTTTACGATGATTATTCCAAGCAATAAATCCACCAATTCGTAATGCTAAGTAGGCTGCCCAGTTTAAAACATGAATACCGTTTTGCTCTATATTAATATCACGAAATAGTTGATCTGCTTCTTTTTGCGTCATGCGTTTAGATTCACTTTTTTTGTCTTCTTTTAAAAGAACAGTATACTTATACACATAATCGTGAACAAGGCCGCCAGTAAGTAATATACCAGTAGGGGAGAGCCAAGAAGCAAGAAACTTTGGCACCGACGCGCCATCAAATTGAAAGCCTTTAGGTATGACATAATTTTCCCCATTTACTTCAAAATACCAATCTTTTGCAATTTCCCATTGACGAACTTCCCACAGCCAACACCAAATTGACTTCCAAAAACCACGACCATTCGTAGGAATACGAATTGGTTGCATATACGGCATTTCTTCATATTTAAAGCCGACTATATCTTCTTTTTGATCTACGCCAAATAAGTTAATTATCCAACCCAATAGTATGAGTAATAGAAATGAAACAAAAATCCAATATGAATATACTAAATCTATAAAAGTATCCACCTAACTAGCCTTTTCTGCCTTTTTAATGTAAGAAATTTCACATTCACTACTGCAAAATAAAACCTTATTAATAATTCTAATAAACTCTTTATTACATTTCATACATTTTATTACATCTTCTTTCATACTTTTTGCTGCCTTACACATTGTCCTTGTGCTTATGAACCATCATTCATAAGAGCCCGAAACTTAAAGTTAAAATCCCAACTAAAAGCATCTATATTTTCTTCCATATTATCTACTATGACTTCTACAAACTTTTGACATTCTGGTAAAGAGTTAAAAGTTACATCAGAGTAACCTTTTTCAACAATTTCACCTGTTGGAGACAACATTATTAAAAGTAAGTAAACCGCATCCATAAAAGTTACTTACCTTCTTTATCTTTTCTAGAAGAAATTGCATTTGCCCCAAAGAAAGCACTAACTAACACGGCAATTGAGGCAAAGTATGTCGGAGCTATATCTGCAATCAAACTAGCTGCAGTGCCCATAGACAAAGCATCAGCACAAAAAATACCAAAGGGGTACAATAAAAGACCGGCTAACGCAAACCAAGCCATTTTACGAATAGCATCTCGTTGAGCATCATCATCTTCCATCCTACGTCGACGGTCTTCTAGCATAAGTTTACGCTCTTCAGCATCAATTACGCCATCGCCATTTAAGTCATATAGCTCTTTATCTGTCATGCATCTTCGCCTTTTTCAATTGGTATTGGTACGCAAGCCATTCCCCTAGGATCATTTGCATCCTGCATAATTATCATCGCTTCTATGAAGCAATCTTGTGGATTATCAAATTCAATTCTGTCCACAATCTGTAACATCCCCGGCTGTATGGCGAGAGTCAGTATCCCGTAGACAGTCCACATATTAATTTCCTTTCGTTGTTATAAGCCAATATAAGAAGTAACCAGATATACCAACAGCAGAAAGAACAGCAATCGTAACTGCGATTCCAATACTCCACTCTTTAATAAGTCTCCGCCTGTTAGCTTTTTGTCTAGCAATTCTTTTACGTTCATTTGCCCTTAATGTTTTCCTATTTTCTATAAATTTTACGTAATCTTCCCATAAACCTGGACGCCCCTGGTAGATAAACATTTGTTTTATTTCGTATTCTTGCCTTTTAATGTTTTCTAGTTCAAAAAAACATTCCATGTCACCTTCTTTTGCTTTCTTTTCCAGATCTTCTTTAGCATCTGCTAATTTAGTCAAATCTTTACCCATTTGACCCACAGATTCTACATGACCTGCAAATTCTTTAATAGCGCCAATAGCCTCATTTGCAATTTTGATAGCGGCTATGGCTTCAAAGATCACAACCTCTTTCCTAAGTAGCTAGTCATACGTTACGCATCCTTTCTTCTAAACGTTCTGCTCTTGCTCCTACTTGATCGTACCACCTACTGTCTATCATTTCATCTGCAGCCGTATCCCAATCCCCTTCGGCTAAAGCAGCGTTAAATCTTTTAAAGCCACTCAAACGAGGTCGGCCCATATTAAACATCATATTCACTAGAATTTCTTGAACTTCGCCCGGAAACTCTTCAAACTCTTCTTCTCCGTATAAAGCGTGACATTCTGCAATAGCAATTTCAATGTCCTGGTCAAAACATTGCCGGACTCTTTCTTCACTAATTGGTGTTCCAGTTGGTTGTCCGCATTCTTCGTCACTGTCGAGAATAAGATGACCTACTCCAAAAGTTGGGTAGCCAAGGTGATCGTTGTAAATTTCATATACAACTCCTTCATCAATCTTGAGTTGTTCGTAGATCGCGTTCTTGTTCATCAGTAGTTACCTTTCTATAATAAATTATTACTTCTTTCATTTCTTTAATATAGCGTTTAATTTCTTGCATGTTATACGCCATTAATTCATAGTCAGGAACAGACATAGCAAAAAATACTAATTGACCTTGTTCTTTTTTGACCTGCTCTAAAAAAGTATCTAGGTTTTTTTCTGATACTACGTACCAGTAAGGCTCTTTTAAATTAACTGTTTTTGGTAAAATAGGTTGTGTTATTTCTATTTGTACCGGCTTAGTTATTATCTTTACTTCTTGGGGTTCTTTCGGCAGAAAGCTGCACCCCGTCGTTAAAAGAATCGAGACTAGCGCTATCAGCTTCAATCCCATCAAATACCTCCTTAGTACCTTTGTTTACTCTAGCCTCGATAAGTTCTGGTTTTGCAGCCGCCAGTTTACTTAAGTTATGACGTTTAAATATATCTAGGTACCTTTCCATCTCTAGTTCAATTTCTTGGTTCCTAGCCTGTAAATCCATTAAAGCAGCGGTTTGTACAGCGTGTTTATTTTGTAAAGCTAAAATAGTTTCCTCTTGTTGACTAGCTTTTAGCTCATAGGCTTGATTTTGTTTTCGCAAACTTTCTAAGTCTGATTGTGTAGCATTGTAATAAAGGTAACCACCTGTTCCTGCCACCAGTAGCATCCCTATTAAAATTTGATTCATGTTTATTACCTTCCTACGCTTAAATAGTATATCATATAATTTTAGTAAAATATAGGACGATGATTTGGATAGTTTACTAACCCTAAAGTATCTGGTCT